CTGCTGGTTGCACGTTATGAACTCAATCATGTCCTTATTGAGTGAGCGGTAGTGGTTGTTGGTCTTCTTCGTTCCACCAGCCCATGCGATCCCGATCACGGGGCGTCCGTCCGAATGCAGATCGCGGCGCATGCTGGCCGCTATATCGCTGGCCGGCTTAATGTAAGGCCGCTGGCTGAACGTATCGTGTGCCTGGAGGTGAAGGCGTGGCAGTGAGCCCACGGATACGCAGAAATCAATCTGACGGTCCAGGGACCAGGTTATAGTGTCACGCTTGCGGGTATTGTGTATCTCGATTTCGGGCCAGGTCCTGTGGAACAGGGTGACCATCCTGGGGTGACCGTCAAGGATAATGGCTGCACCGGTATCAATCACCGTCTGCAGGCACGACAGGAACATGATTTCATCCCCCATACCCTGCTCACCGTAGACCACGATGGTGTGTTCCGGCTTCAGCTTGGAAATCTTGTCAAGGTACGGCGTCGGCTCGTCAAGGTCCTCGCTGTAATTCCTGCGGGGGCGCTCACCACAATCAATGCCGGACTCATAGAGCTCGAATCCTTCGCGGTACTCGCCCATCTCCAGCAGCATCAGGCACTTGTTCCATCGGGCCTTGTGCCACTCGGCGGTACCCTCTTCGTTGAGTTCCATACACTTGTCGGCGTACTCGATTCCCTCGGCTGGACAGCCCTCGTTGATATAGGTTCCGGCCAGGTTGTTGTACGGGTCGGGCCAATTAGCCTTATGTTTGATAGCCAGGAGGGATTCCTCGCGCGACTTCTCGATGTGGTATTCACGTCGATAACAGACAGCAAGGTTGTTGTGCGCCTCGGCGAACTCGGGCAGTGCGCGCAGCGCGTTGTGAAGCAGGACGGAGGCGGTACCGAAATCGCCCTTGCGCATCAGTCCGCCCGCGTAGACGTACAGTAAATAGGGGTTATCAGGGTGTTGCCCAATAACCTGGTTAATGACGTTGATCGACTGATCATACAAGCCGCGGCGTTGCAGCTCCTGGGCATGATCAATGACCTCCTTCAATGATACTTTTTCAAGCATAGTTTTCCCCTGTTGATAGAAAAAAGGCCCCCGAAGGGGCCTTCGTTTGGTTACGCTGGATCTGCTTCGTCGCAGTGATAGGAAAATATCATAGTGATAGTTCCCGTCGCTGTGGCCGAAACAATCGTACCGATCGTGATATCGATCGTATCGTACTGATCCGCCGCGTCATCTGACAGATTGTACTGGTAACCCCAGTTGTCTGACAGAACGACAGTGTGGCCCACTGTGAATGATGCAGACGCTGAACCGAAGTAGCGGGCAGCAGAGCCACCATCACCGATTCGGATAACCGTCTTAGTATCATTACCGGTGCCCGTCATGATGCACTTCAGGTCTTCAATGATCGCCCCATGGGGAATCTTGACCATCTGAATGACATCACCTGCGGAAACACCGCCGGCTGACAGGGTCTCGGCCAGGTTGAACTTGGCGAGACTCTGAACAGCACCTGCATGGACCATGCGTGGCTGTGCGCCCGTTTTTGCCTTATCGGCTGCATATGTAGTCATAAGCTTTGATTCCTCCGATTAGGTATGCGCTACTGCATAGGTTGAACAGACAATGGTGCCGAAGTCCTCTGAGTTGAAGACACACTTCTTCATACCCCAGATTGAACCTGCTGCAACACCGAGCGAGTTGCCGTAGTCGAACATTTCCTCTTTCCAGGAGTAGGTGTTCTTGCCGGCCTGGCGTCCGAACGCACACGCAACAGCCTGGGCACCACACATCACAGCACGACGAGCGCTTGAATTGGTTGGTGCGGCAGGGACGCGAGTGTTCGAGTGAAGCACAACACCGTTGTACTCACCCAGGGCGCCCGAGAAGATCGGGTTCTTGGATACCGCTCCACCGGACATTGCCGCCTTCTGGATATCCAGCCACTGGCCGGTTGCCGTATTGGTACGCAGATCCGTCACCTGGTAAGGGTGCAGGAACATAACGAACTTCTTCTCCTTACCGATACGAATCGGTACCAGGGGAATCTGATCGCCAGCTGAACCGCCGGTAATAGCCACTTCAACCGCGTTGTTGATCATCTCAAGGGTGAACGTATTCGATGCTGACAGCGATGCCTCGTTGCCGGGGCTTGAGCTGGTTGCAAGAATAAGGCGGTTGGTGGATGCATCCGATGTGGCCTGCATGCCGGTGTACTTGGTATTGGTCTCACCCGTGTTGCCACAGGCCTGGTTGAAAAAGGCTGTGTCCATGCGATCAGCCCACCAGTCGGCCAAGCCGTCGCGAGCTTCATCGCGTACCGTGAACGGTACCCGCTGCTCTGACATCTTGCCCTTGCTGCGTACAGCATGGCGGAGTTGATCGATATAGACCGAGTCATCGTACGTGGTCAGCGCTTCTTCGTTACCTTCCAGTGTGCCGTCGCCGCTAACACCTTCACCAGACAACTGTGTACGCAGTCCGAAGGTGACTTTGTCGCCCTCCTCCTTACCGAGTTCAGTTTTGATCTGGATGACGTTGTTGGTGCCTACGCCCATGAACTGCATGACGTGCGTGTTTTTCAACGCCTCTTTCATGAGCCCCTTGGACCAGCGCTTGACGGCTAATGGATGGTTTACCGCATAATTGGTAGTTGCCATTAGATGGTCTCCGTGTAGTTAGATACTGGTTCATACACCTATCGCTGGTGTCTGCGAACCTGACCTTGCGTTGTCAGCACGAAAACCACATAACGCTGTGGCGAGCGAAACGGCCTACTTGGTGTAATGTCCCTTTCGGCCGGGTACTGGGATCAATACTGAACCCGTGTTCAATTCCTGTCAACTAGCGCGGTTTCTGCCCGAACATCTCGGTGAAGATCTCGGTGAACTCTTCATCGTCCAGTTCTTCATCGTGCTGGTCCTCACCGGGTGCAGCTCCGCCGCCCATCGACTGCGCGACCTGGCCTGCAGCAATGATATCGTCCGCGTCCTCGGTCGGCTTGGCCGGTTCAGCCACCGCCTTGGAGTAACCCCAGCGCTTGGCCAGGTTGTAGATGTACTCCGACGGGTTTTTGTTGCGGTTCAGTACCTGGGCCTGGGTCATGAACATGGCCTTGGCCGCCTCCTGCTCCGCCTGTTGCTGATTCAGGCCCATGTCGAGACCGTTCTGGACATTGACGGAACGCACGTGCTCGATGGCGTCGTACAGGTCCTCGTTGCCTGCCTTGATGAACTCCGTGTCATAACTCTGCAGCCGGTTCACGGTCTGCTGGATCTGCGCTTGGGCTTCGCTCATCTCGCGCAGCTGGGTGATGTTCTCCTTGCTCTCGGTGGCGGCCTGCTTTGCCTCACCGGTCTTGTGGTCAATGTAGCCCTTGGGGTCGTCAAGGTACTCAGGTTCTTCCGGCTTCGCGGCCTCCTCAGCCTTGCGACGGTTGATGTCCTCCATCCGATCCATGAACGCATCGGCCTTGGCTGCCTTCTCGGACAACTGATCAATGCGAGATTGAAATCCCTTGCGCTCGTCTAGGAGTACCGCAAGAGGTACCTGCTGGCCTGATTGCGGTTCCGGGGCTGCACCAGCGGCGCCAGAAGCGTCTGCCGAACCGCCATCTTCTTCTCCCGCAGCAACTGTTCCTGGTCCAGATACGCCTGCTCCTGCTTCCTCATCTGTTCCTGTGTCAGATACGCCTGCTTCATCTTCTCCTTCCAGAGCTGTGGATCCAGCACTGTCGTCGGTGTCCTCTGCTGCTGCGTCATCTTCGCCCCCTGTTAATAGATCAAAATCTTCGTCTTCAAGTGCCATGGTTAATCCCCTTAAGTGGCTATTGCTGTGCCCGTCTCGGCGGCTGCCTTGCGGGTCTCTTGTTGCTTCTTCTGCGTATCGGCCTGCAGGTTGGTAACCTTGGCCTTGTGCTCGGCTGCCTTGCCCTGCTTGACCTGGACATCGGCCTGGCGATCGGCCATCTCGACCTTCTGCGCCTCCTGCTTCTGCGGATCCGGTTGCATCATCTTCTTCCAGCTCGTCACGAAGTCAGCCGGCAGTGGTGTGTAATCCAGGAAGTCCGGAGGTGGTGGTATGCCCATCTTGGCCAGGTGTGGCATGAGCTGCATCAGGGTGACGAAGGTACGCTCCTTCACGTTGGTGCTGCTCGGTGATTCGTCGGCAATGATGTCGTACTTGTGGGCCATCTCGTCCTTGACCAGGGGCACGTACTGCTTATTGCCGTCAGTCCCTGCAATACGCACTATCCTGCCCTCCGGTATGTACTTCTTGATGTACTCCAGGTACAGCTCGCCGGTGTCCTTCAGGTACCGAGTCATCGCATCGAAGGCCCAGGCGACCATGGCCATGCCGGCCTGCTTGCGCTGTTGCTCGATGATGCCGGGCTGATTGCGGTCGGTCATGCCCAGGAGCTCCACGGGAATGCCTGTTACGCCTGAAAATGCCTCCATGGCAATCTGAAGGAGCCTGTCCGTGCCCTGCGGGTAGGTGGTCTGCGGTCGCTCGGCGTACTTGCCCTTGCCCGTTGGGCCGGAGATGGCGCCGTCCTCCATCCACACGATCTTGTCCGGGCTGGACCAGTCACGCTCGGCCTCCATGGGGTTCTCAAATGCTCCGCGCTCGGCCAGGATGCCGCCCTTGGCGTTGGTGTCCACCGTGTGCAGGATCTGACTCAGTAGCTTATTAACCCACAGCTGTGGATCCTTCATCGCATTAACCAGGCCATACCAACTATTGTCATTCCGGTTGCGCTTACCGGTCATGCACTTGTAGGTAAACCCGGACTGGCAGGGTGATAAGCCCTTCTGTAGCAACGTCGTGCCTACCTGGAACATGCGGTAGTAGACACGCTTCTTGCGGGGAATGGCCTTGTGCTGTACGTTGTTCTTTTCCAGGAAAGGCTTGAACTTGGCGATCCAGTCCTTGTGGCGGATCATCTTCTCGATCATCTGCGGTGGCTGACCTGGTTGCTGCCCTGGCTGTTGGACCTTAATCAGCATGTGGTTCTCGACCTTGTACCACTGCATCTCCAGAACGGTATGTGTGCGTACCTCGCCACCGCCTGTATTGCCGGCTTCGCTCTCGTAGAACGGCGCACGGGTGGCGTCATGGATGGCGGTCTCGATCTCCTCGATGTTGTCCATCATGTCGTCAGGCTCGCCCCAGTCAGCATCGGGCCAGCGCTCGTTGATCTCATCGGCGCTCATGGGCTTGCCACGTTGGACCCAGCGCATGTCTCTCAGGTTGCGCTTGCGTGCCCTGGTGTCCCATCGCATCTGCTGGGGGTCCCTGCGCTCACTCGTGATAAGGCCTTCCGGATCCTCCTCGTAGTCCATGAAGTGCTCAACCCAGCCCATGCCGGTGCACAGCATATCCCAGAAGGCGTCGGACTCCTCGTCACTGGCGTCACAGCCATCACGCGCCCAGGATACTACCTCGTTGGCAATGTCATTGACCGAAGCATCCCCAGTCTGCCGAGGTGCGAAGTTGATGTCTTGTCTGTTATTGATCTGCAGGCCTGCAACTGCATCAATGTATTTTGCGGTGAGGTTAAAGCTGACGATGGGTCGTAGCTTCTCTTCGTACAGGGCCTTGGTGACGTCGTCCAGCTGGTCGCCGGCAACGAAGGCGTAGGACTCATTGGCGGATAGGCGCCACTCTTCATGTGATGATTCGGATTGTTTCCAGCGCTTCCTGGCCAGGGCCACCAGGTCAGCGTCGTCTTGATCGAGTGAGGTGTCCTCTAACCGGTCATTATCAATCATGTGGTGTACTCATTAGCCGCCCATTCCCATCGATGATCGCTTCCCATGTCCCATGCTGTATCGGTCCTTCGGTTTGCGTTCGGGTATTGGTTTAGGCCATATTAGTTCAATGTCCTCGTTGCGCGCAAGCATATCAAGAAAATCGTCATGGACAGGCACCGGGAAGCAGTCGTATTCCTCCACCAGGAACTCTTCGATCAGGTCCTTGTTCTCGCCCTTGTAGTTCTGATAGTGGATGTGGTGCGGGAACCACCACCGATTGGCCTCTAACTGGGGTTGCAGGCGCAGAATGCGGTCCGTCTTGCCCATGGATCCGCCGACCGGGGTAATCTCAAAGCGGTAGTTCTCCTGACCCTGGACGTATTCGATATGCTCGACGTCCGCCTGCATACCGTACTCCTCATAAGCCACACCTTTGATCGGGGCGCCGCCGCGCATATGCCAGAAGCGGTGCAGCCAGATCAGTTTGTTGGTTCGCTCGGTAAGGCTGAGCTTGTCTCGTACTCCGTCCACCAGGTAAAAGTTTCCATCTTGCCCGAGTTCAATAACGCCCATGCTTGTATAGTCGCTCTTCTTGCGCTTCGTGTTGGCTGGGTCGACAATGATATATCGGTTGCCCCGACCACCCTCACCCATTCGATCGTAGAACCGAAGGTCTGTTCGAGCGAATCCCTTGTGTTTGTCTGCCAGAGGGTTCTGTAGAAGCTGACAAGAGGCGGTGAAGGTACCGTACTCACGGACCTTGTTCTCATAATGATCCTGGGACCAAAACACCGCTTTACCGTCAAGTTCTCCATTATGAGTCGCCGGATAGATTCGTGGGATAGCCGCATTGCGCTCCATAATCACGCGCCAGCTGTCGTTCATGTGATACCGGGTGCCGATGTACCGCCGCTTGCCGGTCTCGCCGGCGCCCAGGGACAGAGCCAGCTCCCAGTGCTCGGTGGTCTTGTTGATCATCTCAGGGCTGGTGGTGCTGGCCTTGGTCACCATGTCATCGAAGATCAACACATTGAAATGCTTGGATACCGGCTGGCCCTCGACTACGCCCCAGCACTCGACTGTCTGTTCCTTCGGGTTGGCCTTGCGCCTGACTGACCAGCCCGCGTCCTCGGACCACTGCATGGCCTCGGCTCGTGGATTCTGCCACAGGATATCAGGGAACAGGTCGATCAGGACCTGGTTGTTCTCCAGCTCGCGGGCTATCTGCTTACCGAAGGCCTTGGCTATGGGTCGGGTGTGGCTGAAGATTCCGAAGACGGGCTCGATACCTCCCCATTCGGGCAGAGGGTCATCGCCATGTGATGCAAGAATGTCCTGGATAGTTTTGGCGAACGTGATAATAGTAGATTTGTAATGCTCCCGGGACCACAGATCAAGGTGTCCGTCAGGATCAGCCTGTACCTCTCGGCAGCGATCAAAGAGCCATGGGTGTTCGACATCAGTGCGACTTAGGAGGTATCTCAGGAGGAAGTAGAGATCCGTTCTTGCCCAGGTCCGCAGGATGGCCTGGCGATCCTCGTGGGGCATGCTCTTCAAGGAAGTCAACAAGCCGGGATACTGCCATTGCTTGGGCAGTCGCTGCACTATCGTTGACGACGTGCTCTTTTCTATCTCGCCACTCATCGCCTCTCCTGTTCTTCAGCCAGATAAAGGCCGCCGCTGTGTCTGGTGGGTAGTGCTTAGTGGTCTCGACCGTGGTCACCTCACCGGTCTTGCTGTCGCAGAAGATCTTGTCCTCGGGGTGGCTGTAACCCAGCGCCCGGTTGTACAGGCTCTCGGCTACCTTGGCGTCCGCATCCTCCTTGCCGGCCTTTAGGGACAGGCAAAATGATGGGTGCGCCTTCTTCCAGCGGTTCAGTGTTGTCTCATCCACCCCTAAGAACGTAGCAATCTCGGTATCCTTGGCGCCCAGGAGGCACAGTCTGAATACCTGCTCATCCATCGCTTTGTCGTACTTGGTTGGTCGGCCTGCCATATTGTCAGCCTCGTGTATCTGTTTCCACTAATATAGGCATGTCATCCATCAACGTCAAGCCAAAAGGTAGACCCCTATATAGCCTTGGTAATCGCAAATATCCAGAATCACGATCTTTGTGACTTTGGTAAGATCGATTCCACCATCTTCTTTCAATGGCACTGGATCATGGTTCGGTTTGAAAATGATCCTGATGCCTGATGTTCTTGTCGTATCAACGGCAAATTGTCCTTTTCGGTTGCCCTTGAGTTCGTGTCGCATTTCCGGCGGCGTGTGAGGTATATCCGCCAAGCAAGGCGCTTCATCA